AAGAGACGCAAAATAAGCGTCGCGGCGTGGGGGGTGTCAGCTGACGAGCCGTTTGAGATGTTTTGCAGGCCGATTACCTGCTACGACTTAAACGAGCTGCAGAAGCGGCACCCCAAGGTCTTAGAGGCTCCCACAGTCGCGTCAATGGTTGATCTGATTGTGATGAAGGCGGAGGACGAGGGCGGCGACAAGCTATTTGCGGCTGCCGATGACCGCGTAGATTTGATGGGCGAAGAAACGGCTGTCATATCGTCAATAGCTGAAGAAATGTTCGCTCAGATTGAGTCAGTCGAGGTAGCGGAAAAAAACTTCTAGCCGATCCGTTTAGGCTGAACCTCATAGCCTTGGCTGATCGGTTACATAAAACGATTGCAGAAGTAGAGCAAATGCCCGTCACTGAGTTCAATGAGTGGGTTGCCTACTTCCAGATTATGAGCGACAAAGATGGCTGAAACCCTACCAATTCGGATAGAAATAAAAGCCCTTGACCGCAGTAAGGCGGCGCTTAGAGGCGTTGCTGGTGGTCTAAAGTCAGTTGCAGCCGCTGCAGTAAGTATGAGAACCGCACTGATTGCGGCAGCAGCTGTGACCGGCATGGGTTTCCTTGTACGTCAGTCTTTAAATGCAACGGACGCTCTGGCTAAAACAGCTGGCAGGATTGGCACAACAACTGCAGAGCTTTCTAAATTACAGTTTGCAGGCGAGCTAGCTGGGCTCAGTATCGAGCAGTCCAACATGGCCCTGCAAAGGTTCACGAGGCGCACAGCTGAAGCCGCTAGGGGAACGGGCGAGGCGCAGGGCGCTCTGCGAGAGCTAGGCTTAGACGCAGTAGAGCTGTCTCGAATGCCTCTGTCTACGGCGATGCTAGAAGTCGCAGACGCGATGAGCAATGTAGAAAGCGGCACTCAGCAGTTGCGCATTGCTTTTAAGTTGTTCGACAGTGAAGGCGCGGGCATGATTAACATGCTCAACCAGGGCAGCGACGCCCTTGCAGGTATGTTCCGCCAGGCTAGCGCGCTTGGCATAGTGATGAGTCAAAGCGTTGCGACAAGTGTAGAGCGCACGCAAGACGCCCTGACGCGCTTAGGCTTTTTATTCAGAGGAATGCGCGATCAAATCGTCGGTGCTTTAGCGCCAGCACTAGAGCTGGTAGTAAATAAAATCACGTTATTTTTTGTCCGTCTCATGCAGTCTAAGGGCGGTATAGAGGAATGGGCAAGAAGTGTCGCGTCATCTTTTCTTAATGGTCTTGCAAACATTGTCGAGGGATTTGGTGAGGCACTCAAAGGCATCCAGGGCTTCATTAACGGCACAGTAGAGCTTATCAACGTCGTAAGGGAATTTTTCGAGCTGGAAAAAATTAACGAGGTCATATTGCCAGTAGGCGAGTCGGCCTTAGAAGCGGCTAAAAAGCTGAGAGAATTGGCCGCTGCTGTAAATGCCGTTGGCGAAGGCATGACAATAGTAGTCAATGACAATAGCGCGCCTAACTTTTTTCAGCGTCTGGGCACTGCAATGCAGGGCGCGTTAGACGCAGTTCCTTCGTTAGATCAGGCCATAACAAGCCTGACGACAGGCGCGATGAGCACATTTTCAGACGCGTTTACAGACGCGATAACAGGCGCAAAGAGCTTTGCTGACGCAGTAAAAGACATGGCACGCAGCGTAATTAACTCGCTAATCAAAATGCTCGTGCAGTACTACATAACTAAACCGCTATTTGACGCCATTACGGGTTTCGTTGGCGGCATCAGCGGAGGCGGAGCTGGAGCCAGTAGCTCTTTACAGACAGGCGCAGTCGGTGCGCCAACGTCGGCGGGCAGGCCGATGCTTGTAGGCGAACGTGGGCCAGAGTTATTTATCCCGTCATCTAGCGGTCAGATAGTGCCAAACGGCAGAATGGGCGGAGGCGGAACCGTACATCAGACGATCAACATATCAACAGGCGTGGCGCAGACGGTGCGCGCAGAGGTGCTTAACCTTATGCCGCAAATAGCAGAAAGCGCAAAGGCGGCGGTTGCTGACGCGCGTATGAGGGGCGGCGGCTATAGCAAGTCGCTGCTAGGTACATAAATGGCTACTTTCCCTACGACAGTCGGCATTGCGAACATGACTATGCGCCTGCGCTCTGTAACAGCAATGACAGAGTCGGTTTTCACCTATGACCAGCAGGTTTTTTCGCATCCTGGCGTTAGGTGGGAGGCAGAGGTCACATTGCCGCCAATGACGCGCGCACAAGCCAAGGAATACGAAGGTTTTTTTGCTGGACTACGCGGTATGAAAGAGACGTTCACGATGGGCAATCCGCTGCACAGCGTATCTGTCACCGGAACAGTTACAGGGTCTGCTAACGCTACGCAGATCACAGAGGCGTTCTCAGGCACGTTTGCCGTTGGCGATTACTTTAGTGTCAACAACCGACTGCACATAATTACCGAGATCGTTAACAGCACAACTATAAAGGTTATGCCGCCGCTCAGAGAGGCAGCTAGTACCGCAACTGCAGACTTTACGTTGCCGGTTAGCACCTGGCGGCTAGCGTCAAACGAAATCGGCTGGAGCATAAATGAAGCCAGCATTTACGGGTTTAGTTTTGCCTGTATCGAGGCGCTGTAATGTCTACGTCTAGGGGCTTAACCAGTGCAATGGAGGCAATGGCCGTTGCCGACGAGGTCAGGCCGCTCATTCTGGTAGAGGCGCTATTCGACTCAAACGCGCCGACTAGCTATCTGTATCTGTGGAACGGTTTTGGTAATTTATCTTATGACAGCAAAACCTATGTCGGAGCTGGCAACCTGCTGAATATATCTAGGGTTTCTGAAAACGTAGAGCTGCGCGCGTCTGGTATTACTGTGCAGCTGAGCGGTATTGGCGATCCGCTGCTTGCTAAAGCAAAGACAGAAAATTACCAGGGACGTGAGCTGGTTGTTAAGCTGGGCGGCTTTGACAGCAGTGACGCCGTTATAGCGAGTCCGACAATCATTTTCTCCGGTTTTATGGACACTATGACTATCAACGAGTCAGGCGGCACGGCGACAATTGCTGTAACTGTAGAAAACCGGCTAATTGAATTTGAGAAAACCAGAGTTAGGCGCTACACAGACAACGATCAGCGCATTGATTATCCAAGTGATGACGGCCTTGAGTATGTCTCGCAAATACAAGAAAAAGCGATTGTATGGGGCGACAAAGACGCTAACCCGATAAGTTACAGCGGCGGCTCAGCTGCACCGAGCACGCGCTTCCCAAGTTTCCGCCCGTAGGAGCAGCACATGGATTTTGCGCACGAGTCGTATGCAAACGTCAAAAATGAAATTAAGCCGCTTATTCAAGAGCACTGGAAAGAAATAGCTCTTCACACTGACGACATAAAGCTGGAGCCAAACTGGAACGCCTACTCGCGCATGGCAGAGCAGGGCGCTTTGCGCGTCTACACTGCAAGGAAAAACGACGAGCTGGTGGGCTATTTTGTCTGTATCGTTATGCCGAGCCTGCATTACATGCGGCACCTATTCGCAAACAATGACATTCTGTTCTTGAAAAAGTCGCAGCGCAAAGGCACAGCAGGCATTCGACTTATTAAGTTTGCCGTCGAAGAGCTGACAAAGGAAGGCGTGACGCTGATAAACGTCAACGTGAAGAAAAAACAGGACTTCGGGCCAGTGCTTGAGCGTATTGGCTTCGAGCACATCGAAGATCTCTGGCAGCTGAAGGTAAAGTAAATGGCAGTATCTGCAATTGCAGGCTTGGCGTCCGTAGTTGGCGCAGCAGGAGCTGCTGGCGCTTTAACGGGCTTCACTGCATTTTTTGGCTTTGTTGCAACGTCGGGGCTCACAGCATTTGCAATTGGCGCTGGCCTGTCACTGATTAGCCGCGCGCTTATGCCGAAGCCTGATTTCGGCGCAATGATGCAGGGCGTAACTGGGACGGTGAGAGAGCCGACTGCGTCTAGGAAGGTCATATATGGCAAAGCTAGAGTAGGCGGCGCTGTTGTCTTTATAGCAAACTCCAATCAAAACAAAGAGTTATATTTAGTTATTTGCTTTGCATGTCACGAGATAGAAGGCTTTGAGGCCGTATATTTTAATGACGAAAAGGTCTATGAAAACGGTAGTTATGTAAGTGACTGGGGTAGTTACGCCAACTTTGCGTTCTACGATGGCACGCAGACGTCAGCAGACTCTGTTTTAAGCAGCGCGTCGACGTTTTGGGGTAGCACGCATATCCTTAACGGTATTGCATACATGCGCGTCAAGTTGACCTGGGACGACGACCGCAAAAAGTATCCACAGGGCGTTCCCAACGTGTCTGCTGTTATCAAAGGCAAAAAGCTCTATGACCCTCGCAAAGACAGCACGATAGGCGGGTCAGGCAGCCATAGAACCAGTGACTCAACTACGTGGGAATGGTCGCAGAACCCTTCTCTCGCGCTGTATGACTACATGACTAACGACTTTTATGGTCTCGCAGAAGAGCACGCGAGCATGGACTACACGGCATTCAACGCTGCAGCAAACGTATGCGATGAGCTTGTCTCACTAGACGCTGGCGGCTCGCACGCCAGGTATGAGTGCGACGGCATGATAGATACTGCGAACAGCATAAAAGGCAACATAGAGGCGCTCACGGCCTGTATGGGCGGACGTATAGGGTACGTCGATGGCAAGTACTTCGCTCAAGCGGCAAAGTATTACACGCCGAGCATAACGATTGACGAGTCTATGGTTGTTGGCGCTATGACCGTGCAGACAAAGCAAAGCCGCCGAAATATGTATAACGGCGTCAAAGGCGTATTTTTGTCTGCAGAAGAAAACTACACCCTGGTCGATTACCCCGCAAAAATTAGCTCGACATACTCATCGCAGGACGGCGATCCGATATATCTTGATATGCCGCTGCCTTTCGTTACTAACAACATAAGGGCGCAGCGGTTAGCAAAAATAGCATTGTCTAAGTCCCGACAGCAGGTGCTGGTAAACGTGCCGCTAAATTTAACGGCGCTAAAGTTCAAGGCGGGCGACTTTATAGCCATTACAAATGATCGCATGGGCTACAGCGCGAAGCCGTTTGAGGTTTTGGGCTACGACCTGCAGATTAACAATGACGGCGCGATTGTTGTTAACGTCCAGGCGATAGAGACCGATTCTACGGTTTATGACTGGACGGCTAGCTCAGACGAAGATCCCTTTAACGAGCCAAATAACCCAACCACAAACGACGGCACGACAGTAGCGGCACCGACCAATCTGAGCCTGACTGAAACAACGCAGCTTGCTAAAGATGGCAGCGTCATACCGGCGCTCAAAATTAGCTGGACCGCATCAGCAGACGGCTTTGTTGAGTTCTATGAGGTCGAGGTTATTGAGGTCTCTGGGGGGTCGGAGCAGTCTGACACAACGATTTTTAACACTACTACGCTCACGGAAATCTTTATTGTCGGCCTACGCACGCCAAGCGTTGAGTATCGGGTCAAGGTGCGAGCAGTCAACCTTATTGGCGTCAAGTCTGCAGATCTAAGCAACAGCACGGCATTGGCGCTGCAAGGCGACACAACTGCGCCATCTGCGCCCACGAGCGTCACCGCGACAGGCACTTACAAAGCAATCATAGTGACATGGACAAACCCGACAGACAAAGACCTTAAAGAAATTGAGGTTTTTAGGTCTGACACATCTAGCGGCACATACAGCAAAATCGCTGTAGTGACCGGAGAATCCTATACAGATCAGGTACTTACGTTCGGTACGACGAAATACTACAAAACAAAAGCTGTCGACTTTTCTGGCAACACGTCAGCGCTTAGCGGGTCTGACAGT